CTCCTGCACATAGGATTCGCAGGTGTCAGGGTTCAGCCGCTTGCAGTAGATCACACCGCTGCGCAGGTCCGGGCAGTAGGTCGGTCTGCCGTACAGATCAGACGGTATCGCCAAAAACTCTTCCCTACTGGAAACAGGCCTGCCGAGTAGCCAACCGCCGTCCTGTACCGACTGCTGAACAGGCTGCTGCCCATTCATCGGCTGCGGACGCTGCTGCTGTGCTTGCTGCATCTGCGTGTTCGGCAGGGGAGTGGCAAGCCCTACTGTTCCCATGCCGCCATAAGGATTGACAGGCTGCTGCGGAACATAGGGCGCTCCAGGTGTCGGATAATAGCTCATAAAACATCCCTCCTTGTGCATCCAGTGTACTGCATCGGCAAAAATTGAAAGACAACGAAGGTACAACGAAGGACAAAAAAATTTTTTGCATTTGACGACAAATGTATTTACATTAAGGAAAACTATGACCGCATGACGGTTCGGCTGCCAAAAGGTCAGCTCTCAGTATTAAAAGAGCGGGCCGCACAAAAAGGCATGAGTATCAACGGCTATATTACACATCTGATTAACAAAGACGCGAACGATGAAAGAAAAAATTGAAAAGGGCCAGCGTTTTGGACATTGGCAAGTCCTCGGCCCGTCCAGCAAGCCTTACTACTATACTTGCAAATGTTGCAAATGCGGAGCGGTAAAGGATGTTTACAAAAGCTCACTTATCCTCGGCAAAAGCTCGCAGTGCTCAAGTTGTGCTTCCTCGGTTCCTCGTCCTAAAACATCTAAAAACAATCAAAAAAAAGCAGAAGAACGCTATCTTGGGAAAATGGTCAATGGATGGCCGGTGATCGAAATCTTGCCACCCAAAAGCGGAAGCGAGAGCCTCCGCTGTCGCACAGTTTGTCCCGTTTGTCAAAAAGAAACCGTGACCGCACTCAGCCGCCTATCCGTCATAAAGCACTGTGCTACCTGCAACAGAGATATCAAGCAAAAGTCTGACGCGATCCATACAACCGCATGGGCCGACGGATCTAGCCTGGCTGCTGCAAAAAGTCGCATGTCCGGAACAATCAACCGAAATTCTGCGACCGGTGCAAATGGTGTTTCCAAACTTGCAGATGGAAGATACAGAGCTTACATCAACTTTAGGCGTAAACAATATCACCTTGGTCAGTTTTTATCGCTTAAGGATGCCATGGCCGCCAGAAAAGCAGCTGAACAACTTATCTACGGCGATTATCTCAACCAGCACGAAGGCTGGGAAGACGCTCTGCGGGAGGCCCTGAAAAAGCTAAAAGACACTCAATCATAAACTTTGGAGGTCATCAAAAGGACAGTTGATTTGTACGCACATTATGGCACACTAGCCCATGAGGCTACACCGGTTTACGCATGGGGAGCTGATGCCACTGGCTCTTATGACCATGTATCTGTCACAATCCCGGCCCGTTACAAACCTTACAAGACCATGAGCGGTGAGTTGTGTGTGCGTATCCCGTACAACAACAACGAGTTCCCGACTGAGCTTGTGGATGCACTCAATCGTTTCCCGGACTTCTGCCGTGACTGTACGATCACAAAAACTGTCGAGTAAACAACAAAACCCCCGGTGTCCACAGTGGACACCGGGGGTTTTCAAATATCCACCCTAATGCGCTTCTTCGAGAGGCCGGGTGGATTTGTTGGTTTAATTTTATCACACATTCAGCATTTTTTCAATGCCTTTCAGCCGGTAGCCGATGGCCGTCCGGCTGTAATGTGTCTGTGCTGCAATGTCCGGCAGCGGGAGCCGCTCAACATACCGCAGTAAGGCTATCTTACGGTCTACCCTCCCAAGCGGTGCACGTCTTATCGCGGAGGTTATCTGCTGTCGGTCAAGTCCTTGCAGCGCAGCGGGCAGCACTACACGAGCCGCCGCCACGGGCAGCACCGAGCCAGAAGGGCTGCGGCAGCTGTCCAGCGTTACGCACCATCACGGGGACGTTACCGAGATGGTCAATTTTGCCGCATCTCTTAATTTCGCAAAATCGTTTCTTCTCGTATGTAGTGCTTGCCATGATATCCTCCTTACTGCTTTTCCAGTGCCGCCTTTGCGCGGTCAAAGAAAAACTGAATAACCTTGCTCATGGTTTCCTCCGTGATGGCCCACGAGACAAGCCTGCCCCATTTGCTGTTGTCCAGATAGGTGCGCAGCATTTTAACGCACCACGCCTTGCGTTCTGCGCCGCGCTTGGTGCCCTGAATCTCGTGTTCAGCCCTTGCAATGAGGTTGAGCACAGTGCCCTTGACCGCTGCGCCGTAGCCCAGACGGATAAGCCCCAGCACAAGCGACACAGTGCCCACAACGATGAGCACAAGCGCCAGCCACGCGGGCAGCGGGGTGAGAATGGTGTTAAGAATGGTTTCCATGTGTTACTCTCCTTTTTCTTTTTCGAGGTCTTCGATGCGGTGGTTTGCCACCTTGATCTGTTCTTCCAGCACTGGTACGCGCTTGGCGAAGTTGTTGTGCTCCCGGACTTCGCGGGTCAGCTCTTCCAGCTTGGTTTCGGTCACAGCCTGCTGCTTGTCCAGCTTGGCGTCCATGCTCTGTGCGGTGTGGTTGTTGGAGACGATCACGCCGATCAGGCTCAGACCGCCGGTGATGATTGCCACGATGATTGCTTCGCTCATGCGCCCTCCCGGAGCCGGTCCAGCCCCTTTTTCGCGATGATTTTGGCGTAGTCCTTGTAAGCGTGGGATAGGTCTGCGTTGCCCGTGATGCCCGGCACACTGGCGGTGCTGGTGTACTGCCACATCCCAAAAGGCCATGCCGGGGTCGGCTTTTCGTCGCGGTATGCAGCCACCCACACGTCATACTTGCGCAGTGCAGCGCCGCCCATATACAGCCGGGTCTCGCCAAAGTTGAGACCGGTGTAGAGCAGAGCGTAAAAGCCCCACTGCTCGATGGTCGCCAGCGCATACGCGGTCAGGTCGGTCAACGCCTGCTTGCCAAGCTTGCGGAGCTTGTTGTCCTCCACATCCACGCAGACCGGCAGCTCGAAGGTTTTCCCGGTCAGCGCAGTCTTGAGCAGATCCAGCTCTGCGTCGGCACTGGTATGCGAGACGGCGTAGGTGTAGTAGTACACGCCCACCGGCAAGCCGACACGCTTGCATTCGACATAGTTGCGCTCAAAGGTCGGGTCGATGTATAGCCCGTCCTTGCGCTTGCTCAGCTTGCGGTTGGTGCTGACAGTTTTGAGCATCACGCCGGAGATAAGGCCGCTTGCCTTGACCTTGTTCCAGTCGATGCGATTCTGCCAGCGGGAAACGTCCAAAATTGTTTTTTTCATTTTGTTCTTCCATTAAATATTATTCTAGAGTTTTCACGGTGGATTCTGATCCAAAATAAGATGCGATAATAATCAATCTCGACCTGAAAAAATACTCCGAAGAATTTGAAAGGTTGATTTCCAGATTGCTACCATTTATACGAGTCGATATTGTGTATTGTTTAACAAAAGTTCTGCTTGAAAAATTCTTGTATTGAGGCAGAACTTTTTTCCCTTCGGTTTCTGTGAACACAAAAAGCTCTATGATATCCAGTGATTGAGTTGTTGTGTCCGACGTATCGCGGCCAAAACACAACAAACGAATATACAATGGCGAAGTAGAATTCTTTAAATACAACGTAAAATTATCTTGTCCTTCTTGTTTTTCGATGTAGTGGTCTCGGACATTTGCGTCGGACAGAAAGCGCGGATAATATCTTTTTCCAAGATCATTGCAATATGTCTTTTGTTGAGCATTCAATATTATATTTGCAGGATTGTAAGGTCTACTCCTGAGAATGATTTGATTGTCGTCATTTGCGAATGCGTTATATTTTCCGCGAACTAATATAGACCCAATATCTATGTACAATTTGCTGTTAAATAAGGTCGCATTTTTTCTTCCCTCAAAGTATATTCCATCAAATGTGATATTGCCATAGCTATTTTCGGTTTTTACTCCAAATTCACTTTGATTTTCAATTGCAATTCCAGAGAACACAAGCGAATTGACAGTACTACCTTGAACGGATAATCCAATTGCTCCACCATTCAAGGAAATGTTCGTGAAAGTGATAGCGTTTACCGGATTCCCATATCTGCTATTATCAATTGTCATACATGTCCCACTTTCGGACACAATATTAATTTCAATATTGTTAAAGCTAGTATACCAAGAGCCGCTAATTCTTATGCCCTTAGTGCTATTTGTGATTCTTAGATTTTCACAACTACATCCATTTGCAAAATATTGCAAATTAACAGCATATTCTGATGGCGATGCGTTTTTTATATTTAAACCATGAATGTTCGTTCCGTTGGTTGTGGACGTAATACAACATTCTCCGATAAAATCAGCAAAATCTAAAATGGCTCCTTCAGCGTATATGTTTTTATCGGAAATATCAATTGCGGCAGTACATTTATATATCCCTTGTGGAAAAACAATTGTTTTTGAAGCATTTATAGCTGCGAAAATTGCATTGCTGTCATCTGTAATTCCGTCCGCTTTAGCTCCAAACATTTGTGGAGTAGTGTAATCTTTCTCGATATATAACAAAAAATTGTTATCTATTTTATTTTTAGTAATTGCCCCATCCTGTACAGTTGTCGTAGCTTCTGGGTGCTTATTAAGCCATTTTGTTACTGCACTTTCCGTCTGCGCATCTGTCGGTTGTCCCACATCCACCCATTCCACCCCACCAGCCTTTGCCCTTGCTATTTTGCCATCATCATTCGAAGAAGGATTGTCAATTTTCTCTTCCTTTAGCTGCCCAATTCTCTTCGCGATCTCCTCCTCCACCCTCTTTGCTCTGGTTGCCTCCGCATTGACCGCCTCTCCCACCTTTGCCGCATCCGCCGCCTTACCAGAGAGGGAGAGGGTGGGGTCGATCATGTTCTTGAGTTCTTCCCAGGTCTTGATCGCCGAGGTCCAGTCCGCGTTGGTGATCTGAGTGATATAGAAGAAGCTCTCCACCAACGTTCCACCGGTATAATTGTCATTGCGGCAGTTGCAATCAATGGGCCAGCCGTGGAGCATATAGCCATTGCTTCCGGTCACGCAGAGCACGACGCTGACATGGCCGGGGACGCGGAGAGCCTGATGTGCGATCTCGCAGGTGACAACGTTGCCGGATACCGAGCAGGCCGACCGCTTGCCAGCGCCGTCGTTGATGGTATCATACCAGCCCTCAGTCTGAGGGCCGACTCGTCGGTACATGATGCGGTGCGTTGCACCGGACGGCGCAGCGTATGCCGTGCCGTCCTTGTACAGCACGGCCTTAAAAAAGCGGCTCTGCGCGTCGTTCTCTACAACGTCCAGACGCTGCGGAAGGCCGGGGTTGTCGAAATCAATTTTGATTGTTTGCATTGTCGTCCTCCTTTTCTGGCAATGGAGCGTAAGTCAATGTCTTGCCGTCCCAGAGATAGTTTTCCCCACTGCCTCCATCATCTGGAAACTCTTCAAAAAGCACCTCGTTGTCAAGTAGCTGTTTGGGTAAAACGCTTCTGTGTGTCCAGGATCCATAATACAGTCGGCCAGTAGAGTCAATTTTGCATTGATAAAAATAATCCTGTTTTTTCATCATCCGCCTCACAAAAACCCGTAAATTTCTTTTGGAACGCAAAGACTGTTATCTTTCTTCCAACCATCGCCGGTCGGAATGTCCAGGTCGTATGACAGCGTAGTAACACCAGGCACAATGGGTATACCCAAAACACCGACCGGCTTCGTGTAACTGGATGTGCGCTCATAAGCATCTCCAAAATTAACGCCGGTAGAATCCGCCCAAACATCTCGCCTGTGTACCGTATTCCACGGATATATCATGGAATACTTTTTCGGACTGCCATTCCAATCTTTTGAGCCGATCGGAATAACGACCGATGCTGTTCCGGCTCCACCGCCAGATGCAAGCCAGGTAGAACCTTTGTGGCTTTCGAATGTAATAAGGAGTGCAGAATATCGGCTGAGGTCGAAATCTACTTTTCCTGCGCTCCAGTTGATCACATCTCCGAAATTTTTGAGAGGTGTTCGGTTTCGGATGCCGTTAAATTCCAGTCCATCATTGCCGATGGTGTAAGAGTAATCGCCGACGCCGAAATTGATATTTCCGGTATCGCTTTCGTTGATGTAGTCTGTCGCAACATGGCTTGCACGTTCTGCGGCTTCTGTCGCGTCCGTGGCCAATGTCCCGGCATCCACCGCCCGGTCGTTGGTGGTGGTCACGCGGCTGCGCTCCCGGATGGTCGTGCGGGCCAGGCGCTCTTTGGCGTCGCCCACTTGCAGGGAGTCATAGCGCTCCAGCAGTGCATTGTAATCCGTCTTGGTGATCCGCGCCGTGGCGCTCACGCCCAAACGCAGATACCGCACCTCGACCGTATCACCGCGCAGGATAATCCCGCTCTGGCCGGAGCCTGTGTACTCCACACACTTTTCCAGCTGCACATAAGAGACCGTTAGGCTGACGCTGATCTTTCCAATTTCATTTTTCTGGATGAACTCGTCAGCCGTCTTTTTCATGCTGGCATCCGAAGGCGCTTTCTGGTAGTAGCTGGTGAGGTCGAGCGGGTAGATCTTCCGGTATCCGGTGATGCTGGAAGCCGCGATGGGCTCCAGGTCATAATACTTGTTCTTCTCGGTGTTCATCCAGAAGGGATAGACGTGGGTGTAGACGTCCTCGATATTTTTTTCTTGGGTGACGTCCAGCAGGTTCAGGCCGTATGCAATTTTGACCCCGCGGTCAACGGTCTCTTTTTTGCGCAGCACACAGCTCAGGCCGTCGAACGTCCAAACGCCGTCGTAGACCGAGGCGAGGTTGTCGCTGTTGCTGGACAGCAGCGCCGCGCGGACGGTCATCGGCTTCGAGACCGAAAACGTGCCCGCAGTATCGTAGCTGGCCGAAATTTCGAACGGGCAGTCTCCTACGATTCCGGCCTTGAGTTTTGTGATGGCCTCGCTCAGCGACGCAGCTGTGAAAGGTTTGACGATGCAGTTGTTGAGGTCATACGAGATGTGATGCGCATAGGCCTGGATTTTGCCGTCGATGGGCCGCGTCATCCGGTAGATTCGGAACAGCTGCCGGTTTTCGTACCGGGACGGGGCCGCGCTGATGAGCCTGCGTTCGGCCAGCAGCTCCGCATGGAGTCCGGTCATCGGATAGATAAGGGTCAGGTCATACGCACCGTTCTCTTCGCAGCTGACGGTGCAGCTCAGGGCGTCCTTCAGCGCGCCCAGGCCGTAATTGCCGATGGAGGTCACATCGGCCTCGTGTAAGATCGGCGTCATAATGTCCACCACCTTGGAGTCAGGGTCACGCCGGTCACGCCGCCGCTCCAGCTGATCGTATTTTCGCCCGGCCGCAGCGTGGGCCAGGTGCCGCCGACAAGTGCGTTTGCATTGGTCCCGCCGGTGACGTAAGCGTCCCAGTTTTCGCAGTCGGCATAGAGCACCCGATCTGCCGGGGGCATGGCGGCAAATTCCACGCCGTTGACGACGACTTTTCCTTCTGCGCCGTTTCCGGTGATCTCCAGATAGGGGAGTGCCACCTGATCCAGCGGGTTGAGAAGGGTCTGTCCGTTTTCCAGCGCCGCAGCCTGATAGCCGGACACGAGGAAGTGGCGCGGATCGCAGTCAAAATCAACCGACAACCGGCCGTATTTGTTGAGGATGTTCGAGATGCTGCCCGGCTTGGCCGTGGCAAAATAAAAAAACGACGGGTCGTATCCATCGGAGAGCTGATGCGCTCCCGGCGTTCCGGCCAGCCATTTTTTGACGGTGCGGGCGTCTTCCGCCGTCGGGTTTTTGCCGTGAAAATACAGCTGATACGTCACGGTGATATTGTCGTAATAGCCCAGGTCAGCATGGAGCTTTCCGTTTCGGCCTGGCACCTCATACTCCTCGTATTTGGCTTCCGGGACCGGGATCTCCGGCTTGTGCTCGATGTGGCAAAAATACTCGTCCGAGCTGTGGCCGTTAAAATACAGGTATTTCTCCATTGGCGGAGGCCTCCGAATTGATCATCATTTGCAGCTTGTCGATGGTGTACTGGGCGATCTCCTCAGCGTCCTGCCCTTCCTGCGGGTAGATGCTGATGCTGACGCCGCCCATGCTGATGCGCCGGGTGTTGTAAGCCGTGGTGAGCGCAGAGCTGGCCCGGCCCACGTCATAAGTGAGCTGAGTTTCCATCTGGCCGCTCAGCCCGCGCACTGCGTCGCGCAGCATATAGGCATTATCGGTGATACCTTTGGCCATACCCTTGACCATGTCCGGCATCCACTGCTCATATTCCCGCAGCGGGCCGACATCCGGGCGGGAGAAATGCAGGAAACTTTTCACGGTCTCGGCCAGCCCTTTGGCGGCAGTGGCCAAAAATCCGCCAGCCTCTTTCATGCCGTTCGCCATGCCGGTGACAAGGTCTGCGCCCCAGTTGTTCGACTCATTGGCCAGACCGGAAAGATTTGTCCCGATCAGGTTGCCCACAATGGACAGGCCCGCGCTTGCGATTGCTCCCGGTATGCCGCCCTTCATGTAACCCGTAGCCGCTGAAACAAGCCCTCCTACAATCAGACCTGGCACGTCGATGTTGTCAAAAAAGCTGTCGCTTGCGCGGTATCCTTTTGCCAAATCCGAAAACCAGCTTCCGAGCGGGCTTTTGCTCAGATTGGAAGCCGCCTGTTCCAGACCGCCCAGTTTTGTATCGAGGTCGAGGATAAACTGCGAGAAGCTGCCCACCGTACCCTGAACGCCGATGATTTCTTCTTTCAGGGGTTCTATATGCTCTTGTGTATCAACGACCTGGTCTCCGATATACGTTGTGGTAAGAGTAACCGCTTCGGCGATGCCGTTGTTCATCCGGATAAAACTATCGGTGACGGTTTTGCCCGTCTCCACCATTTTATCCTCGTACTGCCCAAGCTCTTCATTCCAGACTTTTTGTAGCTCTTTTGTGGTCTGAGTGGTGCGTTCCAGTGCTCCCTGTACACCCTCTTGGCCATAGATTTTCTGAGTCTTGGTGCTGGTTGAGGTGTTCGAACGTTCGACATTCGCCGTCTGCTCTTTTGTGCTCAGAAGGTTTCCTGCTTCGTCAAATGTCTTGATTTGAGTGACAGCCTCAAGCGCGCCGTCTTTGACACGGTTGAACGTATCCGTAACTACCCTTCCAGTGGAGACCACTTTGTCCTCCATCTGGCCGGTGGATTCGTTCCAGACTTTTTGGATTTCCTGGGTGGTTTGGGTAGTACGATTCAGGGTTCCTTCCACGCCTTCCACGCCGGATATCTTTTCCGTGTTTGTGCTGGAACTGGAAAGCGTCTGATTGACAGATTCGCTGGTCGTCTCGCTGCTCTTTTCGACACCGTTTATCAGCTTGACGACCTGCTTATAATTTTTCTGGACGCCGTTCACCATTTCCGTCCATGTCCGGGTGACGGTCTGGGCGGTTTCCTGCGTCGTGCCTTTGAGCTGCTTGGTCGTTCCGTCATAGACGTTGTAGGTGTTATCGGCGGTTTCCGTCACCTGCTTGATAGCCCCGACAATGTTGCCGGTGCCCTCCAACAGTTGGGTGTTGGTTTCGGTCACGCTTTTGGCGAGCTTCTTCTGGTCGGCAGCGGCCTTTTTGTTTTTTTGGGTCGTGCTCCCGGTCGGCGTATTGCTTCCGCTGCTTGTCGGGGGCTTTACGGTCGGATGCAGCCGGTCGTATTGCTTTTGGTTTGAGATACCTTTTCCGGCCAGGGCTTCTTGCCTTCGGCGGTTTTTGTTTTTCTGGCTGTCCGTCTGTGAGCGGTAGTCTTCGTAGCTGTCATACCCTGCATAGGCGTCCTTGCCCAGCGCCTTGTTGAGCTTGTAGCTCCACTGATCGAGGACACTGATCGCATTTTGGGCAATGGTAGACAGTCCATCGCCCAAAGCAGACATCTCGCTGATTACGCCTGAGATCAGAGGATTCAGCGACGCGATCTCCTTTGCCAGACCGACCCAGCCGTCCGTTTTGTATGCTTCAGTCGCCGCAACGGTCATATCATTGAGGTTGCCAACGACCATTTTGATGCCGTCGGTCAGATCAGCAGTCATAAGACCCGCCAGCTGGGTGGCGTTATCCGTCAGCGTGGACATCCGGCCGTTGAGCGTCTCGCTCTGGGTGGACATGGAGTTGTAGTACCGTCCGCCCTCGTCTGAGGCCTTTTCCAGTGCAGCGGTCAGCACGTCATAGGTGACGGTCATTTTCTGCACTTCGGCGGTCGATTTGCCGGTGTAGTCGGCCAGAATGCCGTAGACATCAATGCCCGCATAGGCAAATTGTTTGATGTCTGCTGCCGTGGCCTTTCCGGCGTTTTTAATTTGTTGGAGGTTCTGGGCCATCCGGCTCAGCTCCTCGTTGCCGCCGCCGGTTGCAGAGACCGCATCGCCCAGCGCGAGGATGACCTTGCGGGAAGAATCTGCATCAACGCCGGTCGAGATCAGCAGCTCGTTGGCCTTGACAAGGCCCGCCGTGTCGAAGGGGGTCCGGGCCGCGTCCTGCTTGATCTGCTCCAGTGCGTTTTCCGCATCGGATGCGCTGCCGAGCATGTTGGTCAGTGCCGTTTGATACTGTTCCAGCTGGGCGTTATAGCTGACACCCGCTTCAACGACCTTTTTGCCTGCCGACAGCAGTTCGCTGCCGATGGTCGCATAGGCTTTTGCGGCCAACGTGCCCGCCGTCACAGAGGCAGCAAGGTCGTCGCCGGCCGTTTTTGTCTGGTCCGAAAATTCGCCCAGACCGTTTTCTGCGTCAGACAAGCGACTTTTGAGGGTTGCCAGTTCGGCGCTGGTCTTGTTGATCGCAGTGCGGAATCCGGATGCTTCTTTGCTGGCGTCGCCCCATTTGGTAACTGCTTTTTGAAGCATCGTGTTTTGCGCTGAAAGGGCAGATTCCTGATTCTGGATCTGCTTTTTCAGCACAGAGGCAATGGAGGAGGCCTTTTGCTGTGCGGTGGCGTTTTTTCCAAGCTGTGCAGTGACAAGATTCAGCTCAGAGGAATACTCCTTCTGTTGCTGGATGATGTTTTGCATCTGTTTGCGGTATTCGCTCTCGCCCTCAACGCTGATTCGTGGGCCAATGTCCGTTTTTGCCAAGCGCTACCACCTCCTCATCGTATCGCCGCCAGCGCATCGAGATCGGCATAGACTTTCTGGTCTGCACCGTTCTCGATCTGCATACACGCCATATAATCCAGCATTCGGCCAAGCGGGCAGGCGAGAACTTCGCGTTCTGTCATGCCGAGCTTTCGGCCGTAATACAGATACCATGTGGTATTCAGCCGGATCACATGGCGGTTTCGCCGTTTTTTGGGTTGTTATCCGTTGCGACCTCCACATCGCGGGAGGACCCGCCGCGCAGAGCCATGGCAACGTCGGCCCAGAGCTCGACGATCTCAGTACCGGACAAAATCGCCTGAAGAACATCATCTGCCGGAAGGTCTTCGGTGTTTTTCGGCTTTTCGCCGGAAAACGAAGCGCTTGCGGCGAGATACGCCTTGCCAGCTTCCGCCAGCGGGCGCAGCACGGTCAGGATCACGCGCATCATTTCGGCCAGTTCCTGCTTGTCGGCGTGAGCGGTGACGCTCTCCACGACCGCGTTGACATTGCCAAACGTTTTTTCCAGCACATCCGCCGCCCCGATGGTCAGACAGAGCGGAAATTTCTTGCCCTTGATATTCGTCCACACAACATACTTGTCGTTCATCCGTTATTCGCCTCCCAGAGCTTTCTTGACAAAGGCCACTGCCGCGCTTTCGGTCGTGAACAGGGTCTTCGGGATGATCTTCCAGCGGTTCTTCGCGCTGTCGTCCCGCATGATGGTGAAGTCGATGTCCTGGGTCTGCCAGTCGATCTGATCCTCCTGCGTGGTGGCGTCGTCACCGGGCACCTTGCAGCGGCATTTTGCCAGAATAATGGCGCCCCAGTAGCTCTTGCCGTCCCGCTGGACCTTTTTCACGGCACCGATGCCGATGTAAGGCGGCTCCATCTCCGCGCCATACTCCAGCGTCTCAACGCTGCTGCTGTCTACCTGCACCGGGTTGCCCGCTTTCAGGCCCATCAGGAAGGCTTCGTCGTCCGGGGTCAGGCCGTCAATGGTCATCGTGCCGGAACCGTCCGTGAAGGCAGAGCCGGTCTCGGTCTCGGCCAGCCGGTCGTCAGCGTAGAAGTTGTTATCGTCGCTGGTCGAGATATCGGTGCTCATACTCACCGAGCGGCCCAGCTTGCGGACGCCAGTGTAAGTGACATTCCCACCGTCGGCTGCATACAGCGCGACATGGATGTTGGAAAAACCGGTCGTCACAATGCTTTTCGGATTCTCAGGCATGTTTTTTCCTCCAAATAAAAAAAGAAGAAGGTGTCCACGGTGGACACCTTCTTTGGGTTTATTTCTTCGTGATGGCTTCGATTTGCTTTTGGATTACCACTTCCATGGTTTTTTGCGCATTTTTCCGGCAGGCGTTGACAGCCGGGGCGATAAAAGGCGTTTTGTCTCGCACACTGCTCCCGCTTTCAACGCTGCGGGCAATGAGCGCGTTCGGCTGGCCGTTCGGATAGGTCTTTGTCTGGACTTCGTTGTAGCCCTCAAAGCCGATTTTGACGTTCCAGGCACCGTTTTCGTGGCGCATGTTGGTGATGCCGAAGCCCTCTTGCAAGCCTTTTTTCTGTGCCTCAGAAATTCCATGCAGTTTTTCTCCCGCATCTCTGGATTCCTGCGACAGATAGAAATACGACTGTTTTGCCGGTGGTGCCTGGACTGGAAGCGCGTCGATGGACTGTTTGATCGCATCGGCCACGACTTTTGCGCCCTCATAGACCGCGTGTTTGCAGATGCTGTCCGTTTCGTTAGTCAGCTTTTCCAGCTGGGCAAGATAGTCGTTGGCCTTTTTGGAGGTGATCTTAGCCACAACCGGCCACCTCCCAACTCCACTCGTAGTGCCAGATGCCCCGGTTGGCCTCGAACTGGATACTGTTCAGCCGCCAGGCAATGGAGTCGAACGAGTCGAACGACTGCTCCAGCGCCTCGCGCCAGGGGTCGAACTCGTTCTGGGTGAAAAGGTCGGTCGTGCCGGTGACGCAGCCCTCGACGTGCTTGCCTTCCGCCTCAAAATCGGATGCTCCGTCTTCCTGCCAGACAAAATACCGCTTGGATTTCATCCGCCCGCCATGGCTCACCTGGTCGGTGACGGCGGTATGGGCTGCGATAATGCATTCGCTCCACGTCATTTGCCATCCTCCTTCAGGCGGTCGTCGAAATCTTCTTCGACGGCCCGCAGGCTGATATCCATCGAGGGCGGGTGGCAGTTTTCCACCACCTGAACCGTGTCGATGCGATAATATTGGCCGTCTTCGGTCCGGGCCACGTCCTGGCTGCTGATCTGCACCGGTGCGCGCGGCACCCGCACCACGCGGACGATCTCCGCGAGGTTCTGGCGGCTGAGATACAGCCGGTTGATGCCGAGCCGCTGCTCTTCGTAGCAGGCCGAGAGCTTCCTTTTCAGCTTGATTTTGGGTTGGTGGCCGACATCGGCGACGTCCTCGGTCGAAAAGACGGCCAGAACGCCTGCGTTGAAGTTCTGCGAGATGTCATTCGTTGGTCTGGTTGGCATTTTGCGTGGCATAAGCGCTCACCCGCCTTTCGTTTTGCGCTGCCAAAATGAGATGACGATAGTTGTTTTCGAAGATATCCGCCGCCCCGTCGCGGGCGTAGCGGACGTAATCCATGAGCAGGTCCCGGTGCAGACCGGGCGTGGTGTAGTCCTGTGGCCCGCCGATCTTGCCGTCCAGATAAGACATACCGCCCACGGTGAGGTTCCAGACCTTCGTGTCCACTGCGTCGTCATCCCATGTGATGTCGAGATAGGTCTTGATATCCGGGAGCAGCACGTCCCGGATGCCATCCCATACGGTCGTCATAAGGTCAGGACTTGGTGACGGTGACGGTGTAGGCCTTGGTGGTCGTGCCGTCTTCTGCCGTCACGTTGATGGTCACCGTGTTGGAGCCTTCGGCCCAGGTGGCAGACTTACCGTTCTCGATGATCTTGCTGCCGACCTTGACCTGCACGGTCGCACCGGCGTTTGCGGGGGTGGCAGTGATGACATTGGAGGCCGTATCGGTTGTTGCAGTGTAGCTGGCCGTGGTCGCGCTGAAGGTCGGGGTCAGGGTCAGGTTGCCCAGCTTCAGGGAGGCCAGGTTGGCGTCAGCGGACGGGGTAGGAGAGGTGACGGTCTCGACCTTGTAATGCAGCGGGCGCAGGCCGGAAATGTCGAGGTTCAGGAAAGCGTTGTTATCCACCGGGAAGCCGTTGGCATACAGCTTGATGAGGTAGACGCGCTCGTCCTCCAGGAAACGATAGGAGTCATCGTACTCCAGCCGACCGCCCTTGTTCATGCCGACGGCTGCAAAGTACAGCCGGCCCACGCCGAACACAGCCTGGCCGCGCGGCAGAGCGGAAACCGGGATGATGGTGGCAGGGTAGGGCAGGACGTTGTTGCGATAGGTGCCGTCCGGGGTGCGGATCGTGGTGGCGGGCATGACCTTCTCATAGTAATCCTGCGGGTTGACCAGCAGAATAAGGTCATCCGGGTTGCGGTCCTTGCCGTTCGGGGTGACGGCCAGCAGAGCGACCAGCTTGCCCATGGTGGTGGGTTCGAAATCCGAGACCTTGATCTTGGCCTTTTCGGGGTATGCGCCGCCGACAACGGAAGCGCTCTCGCTCACATCACGGATCATGCCGATGGGCTTGTCGTTGCCGTCGCCCATCACGATGCCGTCTTCCAGGCCGTTGGCGAGTGCTTCGGCCAGGATGGCGCGGATATAGCGATCCAGCCATTCGGGGCCGAGGTCCAGCTGAGCCTTGCAGACCGGGATGAACGCAGAGAGCTTGTACAGGCCGACGTCAACTTCCTTGAAGCCGGAGGTCAGCTCCTCGATGATCTTTGCGCACAGCTTACCCCATGCGGCCTTGTGGCGGCCGTCGGTGTTCAGCATCATCCGGATGGCGCCGCCGGTCGGGGTGAACTGAATCTTGCTCAGCAGAGGATGGCTCTCGGTCAGGTCTTCCATGACGCGGGAGATGATGGTCTGCGGGAAAACGACGCTCACGTTTTCGAGGGCCTGCTTCGGGTTCTCGCTGCGCATGGCGTCGCTGATCTTCTGGTAGTATTCCTTCTCTTCCGTGGTCAGCTGCCGGATGCCGCGCGCATACAGAGCAGAGTTGTCGAGTTCCTGCCTCAGACCGTTCAGCTTGGCCTCGTACTCCTCTGCATTGATGTCGCCGATGGTCTGGCACATCTCCGAAAAGACGTCCGACAGTTCGTCGGGCTTGTTGTCCTTGATGGAAGCGGCCAGCCGCTGGCGCAGGTCAGACAGTTTCTGATTCTTCTGGTACATGTCTTTCAGATTCATGTTGATGTCTCCTTTTTGGTATTCAAAAAGGCGTGTCCAGTTTGGACACGCCTTTACGGTTTGGTCAGAGCTTCGAAAACAAGCTCAGCAGGTTGTTTTGGGGCGGAGCGGGCGGTTCCTGGGGCGGCTTTTTGGGTGCCGGGGAGGGAACGGCCAGCGTTTGACGGATGAGCATGTCGTGCACACTCTGGGTGGCCTCGTCGCCGCGCACACCCTTCTGGATGCTGGTGGCAAGGCCCATTTCCAGCACAGCTTCGGGGCTGTACCACGTTTTACTGTTGATGAGGTCCCGCGCCGCCTGCTCCTTCATGCCCGCGTTTGTAAACGCACCCAGGCCGATCTCGGTCAGCTTGTCCAGCTCATCCGCAGCCTCGCGGAGGTCTTCGGAATATCCGTAGGTGCCGCCAATAACAGGGTGGAAATAAAACGCGCTCACATTGTTGGCGATGCGCTGCGTACCGGCCAGATACGGGTAGATGGCCGCGCTGGCCACAAATCCGTCGGCGTAGGTCGTGATCTGTGCGTTTTTGGCCCGCAGGGCGTTGTAGATTGCAAAGCCCTCCGAGACATCGCCGCCATAGCTGTCCACATGGACGTTGATCTCGGCAAGGTTCCCGGCCTGCTCCAGCTGGTTGGCTAGGTGATAGGCGCTGACATCATTTTCGATGCACCGGAAACTGGTAATGTCGCCAAAAATATAGATATTGGCTTCCTCGCCGCTCTGCTGCATGTCAAAATACGGTTTAGGCACTGTTCTTGTCCTCCTTTTGGTTGGCTTCGGTCGCGGCATTGCGGGCAATGGCTTCGACCGTTGCAATGTTTTTGGTCATCCAATGGATGTTTGCCCAGTCCTCTGTAATGGTGGAATCTCCGACCTTTTCACGCAGCTCGTTGATGCTCCATGCCGCGCTTTCCACGATTTTTTCAATCTTGTCCGCATTGCTCAGAATGTCGAAATGCTGGATGGTCGAGGTGTCCACGTTCACGCGGTCGCCGCGCTGCCAGACTCGGCGTCCATACAGCTTGCGGTTCAGCTCCTCGCTGATCTGTGCCGCCAGCGGGTCGATGCAGGTGGTGAGCCAATGCGTGACCACGTCGCTGATCCCGGCAACTTCGCCCTGCACCAGGACGGGAGGGATGCCGAACCCCCGCGCTGTGAAAGAAAAAATGTCGTCCACAAGCGCCCGGATATCTCGCGTGTCGCCGGTCTTGCCTGATTCCGAGAACTGCTGGAAGTCGTAACCGTCAAATTCCAGCAGAAGGCCAACATCATTTTGCAGAAACGGCTTGTACAGCTGGTTCATCCGCTGCGTAAACCGCTCCTCGAAATCGTCCTGTCCGGAATTGACCTGCGAAACATGCACTTTCATGTGCTGGCCAGCATTCCAGCTGTGATTTTTCATGCTCGCTTCCAGCAGCTTGTTGTAACTGGTATAGAGCGCATCCACCACCGCCTTTGCATCGGCGCTGTTGAGCACAAGGTGGATGACCTCGCTTTCCTTCAGGTCGCGGGTGTATGGTTCATCGCCCACCTGGATCTGCCGGTAGATGTTTTCCGCTGTAGGAAAGTATTCCGGCTTCGTCCAGCTGTCTGCCACGACCAGATTCAGCATGCCGCCGCGCTGGGTGGCAAGGATCAGCGCCTCATTGTTTTTATAGAGCCGGTAGACGACTTTTTGCCAGAACGCCGTACTGTTTTCGTTGACGTTCGGTTCCACGTTGAGCATGTAATAGTAATCTTTTTTAACGGCCTGTCCGCGCTCGAACGTCTTGAACTCGCAGTTTGCAATCGCTTTTGCAATGAGGTTCACGCAACAGTTGAACGCCAGATCCCGCAGGCGGTATTCCTCCCAACAGGTCACCCAGTCGGCAAGAGAGGATTTTACCGCCGAGGCGTTGATGGGCACATTGGTCTCATCCACATGCTGCGCGGGGAGCTTGAGCCCATCGGATTTCTGAAATCCGAAGAACTCTTTTACTTTTTCGGAAAATGACATGGTTTGAACTCCTTACCAGCATATTGCTCCGATTTTGGGGAGCTGAACTTGTCCGGTGCCCAGCTCGGTTTCGATGACCATGGAAGCTACCAAGGCCATGAAGGGGTCTGTTTTTCGGGATTTTGCCTCGATCTTCGCATAGACGAAGTTTCCGGTATCCACGCCCTGACTGCGGCTGCTGCGCACACGTTTTGTGTTGTTGACTGCCCAGCGCAGCTGAGGCAAGTCCCCCCAGGTGAAAAGGCCTCGGTCGAAACAGTCCTGGATCACCGGGTCCACCTGCATGATGTCGCTGGGACGGATCAGCTTCACGCGGGTCTTGTCCTTTGCGTCAAAGCCAATGCTCTGCAACGCTTCGGCCATCATGGTGTAGCGGAAGTTATCCAGCGCCAGTTTTTTGATGTTGTAGATGCGTCCGGAATCCCGGATGTAATCCGTGAGCAGATACGGAGAAATGCTCACATCGTCCACATAGGTGCACACGCCCATATCACACCACGTTTTCCACGGGGCCTTGATGCGGGTCAGTGTTTTGCTCTGTGCGCAGATCCAGGCGTGATTGATATCGAAGCGCTTGTCGCCGCGCCGGAAGTGGAGGTTGACCGCCGCCCAGTCGCTCAACTCGGCATAGTCGATACCCACCGTGCAGCTCCACCCGGCCAGGTCTGGCAGGGGGGTGTTGGTGGCCCTGACCTTTTCGTAGTCGGTGACGGCGATCTCTTTGGCCCCATCCCGTATGCCCATGCGTTTCGTTATGAAATCACCGTTCTGTTCCGGGCGCTCCCGCCAGTCGCGGTACTCGTCCCGGATCTCCTGCATCAGGTGGGGCAGGTAGGGGAGTGAGGGGTTTGCCATGCACCAATTGTTTTCATCGTGCACCTGGTCTTTTGCGTCCAGGCAGCAGATGAACGGCAAAAAGCCCTCATCCGCCTCGCCCTCAAACAGGATCCTGCGGCCTCGTGCAAGATAGTCGTCCAGCGGGCCGTCGCTGACGTCGCCGTTGGACGTAAAAAAGCCCACGCGCGGCTCGGCAACCTTGCCCTGGCCGGTGACGAAGACTTTGATGTTGTCGTAATTCTGGTATTGGTGGACCTCGTTGAAGATGACCGCGCCGGAACGCATACCGTCACGGCCCTTCGGGTTGTTGGTTCGGCCTTTGACCTCGCCCAGGTTTTTGCGGCCCCGAAGGATTTCTTTTGTGTGATAGTAATATTTTGACAATTTGGCTTCCCAGGTCGGATTCTCCAGCGCTTCCACGATATCTTTGACGGGGGTGACGGCCTGCTCCTCATTGTTGGCGCAGATGTCCACATTGTAATGCGGGACCGGGTTGTATGGGCTGATGAGCGCCGCCGAAGAAATGGCAATCACGCCGTCTTTGCCCGCACCACGGCCCACCATTGCAAACAGCGTTTTGAAGCGGGGGGTATTGTCTGCGCGGTAGGTGCACAACCACAAGCCCAGCGCAAAGGTCTGCCACGGAAAAAGCCGGTCATACGGAAAATACCGGGCGAGGCGGAAATATTTCCGCATTCGCTCGGTATCCACATGAACGTTTTCTGTTTCAAAAATGCGCCGCACAAGCGCAACAAGCGCATGCTGCTCCCGGCAGGCGCGAGGATTATCGGCCTCCACCTGCTCGATGTACTCCAAAATCTCCGGGGGAATGTTAGAGGTCATCGTCCTCACCGGCATTCGCCACCATAAATTTGAACTGCTGGATGACGCGCAGCAGGGTCGAAACGGTGGAGTTTGCCGCGCTGGCCGTCTGGTTATAGATCTGAATAGCAGGATTGGCGATTTCCATTTCGGCACCCTTTGGTGTGACTTTCGTGACGGTCAGGCCATTTTTGTTCATGTCCGTCTGCGCCTGCGTCAACAGATCCAGCTGGGTGACGTAGCGGTCGAGCGTCGAGCGGTACAAAAAGTTTGTATCGCAGTTCGCCGCTTTCGCCGCATCCTCGATTTCCTTCAATTCTTTGCTGTACTTTTTGCAAGCCGCAGTAAGAGAAGGCGGTTTTGCCATTTTCACCATGGAATCATCCTTTCATCAAATTTTGTGCAACATCACAACGATTCCCGCGCGCACGTGTGCGCGAGAGGAAAGCTGGAAAGTCGAGGGACACCACGAGTAAGGCCCCGACCTGCTCACCCCGTTTTTTCGGGAGGGGGGTGTCCACGGTGGACACTGGGCATGGGAGAAAGGCTCACACAGCCGGTCAGTCCCAGCGCTCGCGCGTCAACGGCGGAGCGCTTTTGCATCTGCGCATCCGCTCCGGATGGCAGACCGTCTCGTGGCAGTCCTTGCATACACTGATAAGGTTGCGCTGCCGGTTGCCGTCTGCATCTGTATACCAGATGTCCAGCGCCCTTTCCGGCGCATCCTTAACATGGTTGACATGATGGACCAGGTCGGCGTGCCGGTATCGCCCGCGCTGCTTGCAGATCTGGCATTCGCCCTTGTCCATATCCAGCACCTTATGCGACAGCCGCTCCCACTGCGAAGAGCAGTAGAACGGATGGACATCGCCGGATGCAATCAGGCTCTTGAGCCAATTCAAAAATCGTTCGGTCATAGCATTGTCAGTTGTTGCCCATGTTCCAGCAGCATTAGGCTTTTATATTTGTTCGAGAACCTTTCCTGAACAAATAGTTTCTCGGTTTTGCACCCGCCTTTGTTACCAGCGCCCATAGTGGATTGCTTCTTTATGCTTGCAATTTCTACGCATCCAGCAGGCGCTTCGTATTCGCTGACGATCACCATAAACGGAACCTTTTCCAGCCATTGTTCAAAAGCCATATGGTCGAACTCGCATTTATAGCCGGTGCTGTCCGTTCCCTTATATGGTGGGTCTGCGTACACAATTGCGTCATCCGGGATTTGAACTTTCGCATAATCTTTTTGCAGTATTTCCAGCCTTTGCAGACTTTGCAGCCTTTCCAGCCTTTCCAGACTTTGCAGCCTTTCCAGACTTTGCAGCCTTTCCAGACTTTCCAGCCTTTCCAGACTTTCCAGACTTTCCAGACTTTCCAGACTTTCCAGACTTTGCAGACTTTGCAGACTTTGCAGACTTTGCAGACTTTCCAGACTTTTTTTCAGGTTGTATAGTTCTGTAAGTTCTTCATACTCGGTCGGATATGGCATAAATGTCTGCATTTTTTGATACATTTCCTTTGTCGGAAAGCTCCATTGAGAGCGGCCAAAATAATGCCCAGCCATTTGCGTTACGAGTCTTTTTTGAACTTGAGCCCGCGAAATTCCAGATTGTTGTAATCCGGCTAAAAGATA